CAATGCAAGGCAGCAGCGTAAATCGTTGCGCCATACGGGCAAGCTCAATTTTGACCAGATACCCGGATTTGCCACTCGCATCGTTAATGATCGCGATGGCCGAATTGCCGACTTCGAGCTAGACGGCTGGGAAATTGTACGAACCCCTGTAGCGGGGAGTGAAATACAGGCTGGCGATGCGTCGCAGCTTGGCAGTGTAGTGCGCAAGCCCGTAGGTGGCGGAATGGAAGGTGTCCTCATGAAGATCCCTAAAGAGTGGTTTGAGGCAGATAATCGCGAAAAGGAACAAAAGCGGCTTTCCAAAGAAACATCGCTACTCTCTGAGACGCCAGAGCTATTGGCAGACGATGCTATTGGCATCAAGCGTCCGGGAGTCACTATTGAATAACCGAGGATTACGAAATGGCTAACGTCAATCGTGCCAGCGGTGCGCGCCCTGTCAGACACATCAACGGGTCGCCATACAATGGCCAATGCAATGAATACGAATGCAATACGGGTAACGCCGTATTCTTAGGTGATTTTGTCAAGTCTGGCGGAACCGCCAATGCTGAAGGGCGCGCTACTGTCGTTATTGCGGCGGCGGGTGATGCGCTTCGCGGCGTTGTGGTTGGAATTGTTCCCGATACCGCCGACTCGCTGATTTACCGCGCCTCCGGCACAACTCGCCGGCTGCTTGTCTGTGACGATCCCGATTATGTTTTCGAGATCCAGGCGGATAACGGTGGGGCGAACTTGGCCCTGGTCGATGTAGGTGAAAACGCCGACATTCTGGTAACCGGCGGTTCTACAGTTACTGGAACGTCAGCTACCGAGCTGGACAGCTCCACCCATACCGCCAGCACAGCCCAACTCCGCATTCTTGGCTTCGTACAGCGCACGGATAACACCCCCGCTGCTGACTATGCCAAAGTGCTGGTTACCATCAACGAGCATGAGCTCAAATCGACTTCTGGAGTATAAGCCATGACTGGGATTATCAATACCGGTTCAGTACCCAAGGCGCTCCAGGTAGGCGTCAAAGAATGGTGGGGCTTAGGCTATAAAGAGCATCCACTAGAATTTACTCGTGTTTACACCACCATGGATACCGACAAGGCCTATGAAGAGGCTGTTATGTTGGTAGGCACTGGCATGTTCCCGCGTAAATCCGAGGGCGCGCCAGTCAATTATGATTCTATCCGCCAGGGTTTCTTGGCGCGGTTCAATCAATTGACCTACGCCATGGGCGTCATATTCACTTACGAAATGCTGAAGTTTAAGCAATATGACCTGGGCTTTAAAAAAGCCAACTTCATCGGCGTTAGTGCGCGCGTCACTCAGGAGGTTATTAACTGGAACGTCCTGAATCGGGCCTTTAACAGCTCGTATACGATGGGTTCTGGTCATGATGGGCAAGAGTTGTGCGCTACAGACCATCCGAATATCTCGGGCGGCACTTACAGCAACATGCTCGCTACTCCTGCGGATTTCTCCCATGCAGCACTGGAGCAAATCCTGATTCAAATCTCCAACGCAACCGACGATCGCGGCAATCCGAAAGCATTGATGCCAAAGAAGGTTGTTTATCCAACCGCTTTGCAGTTTGAAGTGGCGCGGGTTCTTAATTCGGTCCAGGAAAGCGGTACTGCGAATAACGACATTAACGCGATTCGCACAGAAACTAACCTGGAGCGGGTGATGAGCCATTATCTGGACGATGCGGATGCGTGGTTCGTGCAAACTGATTGCCCGAATGGGTTGCGTCGGTTTGTTGCAGAAGCCGCTGCTGCGCCGGTTCAGGAGAACGATTACGATACTCGTAATATCAAGTATGCATCGTTCTTCATGGAAGCGTCTGGCTGGGAAGACCCCCGTTGCCTGTACGGCAGCCAAGGTGCAGGCTAACAAGTAGATCAGCTTTTAGGGGGCTGTTGGCCCCTCTTTTTTAAACTGTAATTCGAGGAGATTACAATGAGCAATACTGCATTCTCTGCACCACTCGTACACACCCGCTCTAATGCCTATCCGTATCGCCAAGGTTTTGCGATGACGCCAAGCGCAGAGCAAATATTCTACTTTGACGATTTCACGCAAAAAGTCACTACCAATGTACCTGCTGGATGGGAGGCAGCCGTTATTGATACCGGCGCCACAGTGACTCAGCTCGCCACCGATCTATATGGCGGTGGTGTGCTCAAGATCGCTTCGGACGGCACTAGCGAAGGCGCAGCGATCTATCTGCCCAAGCAGGTCCAGTTATCTGGCAAGCGGTTTTTCATGGAAACCCGGATTCAAACGAGCTTGGTTGCTGAGACCGATGTTCAGTTTGGCTTATCGGCCCTAACCGCGACAACGAACCCTGAAGATTTATGGACCACGACCGCTACCGATCTAATCGCCTTTGGTATTCTGGCCGGCGATGCAACCGTAACCATGCTGGTGGATAAGAACAACTCCGGCACTGCTGCGATCCTTGGCAGCGTTGATCTGGTTGATGCGACATGGACCAATTTGGCCATACTGGTGGAGGGTAACGAAACCGACGCCAACATGACCGTTCGCGGTTATGTTAATGGTAGTCTGGCTGTGACCTGGACCGGCGCCTCTACGACCGTTCCTGGCGATCTGGTGCTGGCCCCGTTCATTGGCGGGCGTACTGGCGCAACGGCTGGTAACACGGTCTATGTCGATTACGTTCGCTTCGGTTTAATCCGTTAAGGGGTAAGTCATGCGACCTAAAAGCTTTACGCTCGTAACGGCGACCACGGGCAAGGTGCTGCCGGTTAATTACCGCGCAGCCTCTACCTCGATCCAGGCGGAAGTGACCGGGACCGTGGATTATACGATCTCCTACACTCTGGAAAATATCTACGACATTGCCACACCGGCGACCAATGCGAACTGGGTGCCGATTACTGGCATGACCGCAGCGACAGCCGATGCGCAGAAGTTGATTGATGGGAGTGTGTTTGCGCTGCTGTATACCCTGAATAGTGGGGCGGGGTCGGTAAAAATTACCGTGAGTCAGCCGGACTTTTGATTATTAAACGGGGCGGTGGGATCGTCTGTTATACAGGCTCGCGCTCTCCCACAAGGACACCTGTTAAGCTTACGCATAGCTTCCGGCAATGCCGGCGCCCCGGAGAGCGGAGTATAGCAGCATGAGGAACTTTTACAAAGAAGGTGACTGGCTCGTGCGCTGCGACCGTTCAGGCCAAAAGGCTTTGCGCTCTGATTGCGTCAAGCAATGGGACGGCCTGATCGTCATTAAAGAGTATGCCGAGCAGCGCCATCCTTTAGATATGGAAAGAGCCGTACCCGCTGAACAGGTTCCACGTGAAACACGACCGGACAGCGATCCGGTGTATTTGGATTATGGCGATGTAACTGCCGCAGACTTGTAGGTGATGCCTTGACAACTTCCGGTAGCATAAACTATGACCAGACAGCCACCGAGATTATCAAGGATGCTTTAGTTCTGATTGGCGGCATTGAGGACGACGAAACCCCGACCGATTCCCAGCTAGATTACGCCTTGCGCCATTTAAACCGAATGGTTAAGGCGTGGTCGGTTAAGGGCATGAAAGTCTGGATGTGGCGCGAGGCCGCTCTGCCGCTTGTTGTGGGGCAGGAATCCTACACGCTGGGGGTGGGTGGTAATTTAGTCATTAATCGCCCCCTGGAGATCGCTAATGCCCGCCGACTGGTAAGCGGTATAGAAACACCGATAGACATCAAATCTCGCAACGAATACATGAACCAGCCCTCGAAAGAGAGTTCGTCTGGAAAGCCGGTTTACGTGTATTTCGATTCTCAACTAACCCAATCAAAGCTTTACGTCTGGCCCTCTCCCGACGCCACTGACTCGATTAACTTTTCGTATAAATCGTATATCGAGGATATTGATTCATTGGACGAAACAATTGGTATTCAGCCTGAGTGGTTAGAGGCTGTAGTGTGGGGTCTAGCCAAACGATTGATGCCGATGTACGAGGTAACTGGGCAAGATAAGGTTACCATCGAAAATGACGCAGCCCAATTCCTGGATGATGCAGAGGATTCGGATATCGACCAAGGGTCTGTATTTATCCAGCCAGACTCGATGTATCACGGGTATCGATAATGCGAGTTAACCTCATTGGCTCTCAGCAAAAAGCCTTGTCGGTTGTCCTGTCGAACCAGGAAAGCATTAATTGTTATATTGTTCCAACACCGGGTGGCCGCAACAGCATAGGGCTCGTCGGATCCCCTGGCAGTATTAAGCTCGCCACGATCGCGGGGCTTTGCCGTGGCGCCTGGAATATGTCAAATATCGCTTACATGGTATTCGGCAACGCGCTGTATAGAATTAATTCTGATCTCACCGGAACTAATCTAGGCTTTATTGCGGGAACCGATCGAGTATCCATGGCTGATAACGGCAATCAGTTGGTCATTGTCACCGGATCAGGTAACTCCGGGTATGTTTATGTCGCTAGCACCGGGCTATTAAATACGATTACTGATCCAGATTTTCCTGGAGCGGATACCACAAGCTACGTCGATGGCTATTTTCTGTTTTCAACGACTGAGGGCCAATGGTTTCTATCCGCTTTGGGTGACGGAACGCAATACGATGCCCTCGATTTCGCCACTAACGAAAAATCTCCAGACGATACGCTGGCGATCGTTGAGGACCACGGCGAAGCGATCTGCTTTGGCGAAGAAACTATCGAGCCCTGGACCAACACAGGAAATGCGGACTTTCCTTTTGAGCGTAACGGATCAGGGATAATGGAGCGTGGCCTGTATGCTCGATTCTCTGTATCTAAGGACGATAATACGCTGTTTTTCCTTGGCGACGATCTCATGGTCTACCGTTTGAACGGTTACACGCCGACGATCGTTAGCGATGAGGGGACCAATACAGAGCTTTCCAACTACCTTAAAGACGGCTATGAAACCGATTTACGTAATGCGTTTGCCTTCACCTATACCGATCATGGACACAAGTTCTATCAGCTGACCGTCCCAAATCGCGGAACCCATGTATATGACATCTCCACGCGCGAATGGCACCGAAAAAAACATTGGGACTACGAAACTCATCACGCCAGCGCCTATGCGCAGGCTTACGGGAAGCACTTATTCGGCGGGTTAGAGGGCAACCTCTACGAGCTCAATCGCGACGCCAAGGACGATGATGGGCGCTATTTAAAGCCCCTGCGTCGGTGCCGGGTAGTTTCTCAGGACGGCAAGCGGTTACGGTGGAAAAAACTAGAGCTAGTAATGGATAGTGGTAATGGTCTGATTTCAGGTCAGGGCAGCGATCCGCAGTTAGCTATTCGGTGGTCTGATGATAACGGTAGAACCTGGAGCAACGAGCGACAACTGGGCTTAGGGGTCATGGGTGATTACAGTAAAACCGTGATAACCCGAAACATGGGATCGTCCAGAGAGCGGATTATTGAATTTTACATAACAGACCCCGTTCCTTTTGTTGTCGCAGACGCCTACGCGGTGATTGTGTGAGCGATGTCTATAAGCTCTGGCCGGAGCGAGCGCCCTTCGTCAATCCAGAAACTGGACAGTTAACTGCCGGCGCCGTAAAGGCGATGGGGCAGATTGCTAAATTATTCGGCAGCGATTCAAATACGTTGCCGGTCAGCTTTAGTTACATCCCGATAGGCGGGACGCCGAACGGTATTGCATACCTGGATAGTGACGGCTCTATTACGTCAACTGGCGCACTGACCAACGGTCAATTGGTTATTGGTAGAACCGGAAACTCTCCGGTATTGGGGGCGCTGACCGGAACCGTTAATCGGATTACCGTAACCAACGGGGCGGGGACAATCACGCTCTCTACCCCTCAAGATATCGCGGCAGCCAGCTCACCAACCTTTGCTGGCCTGACCCTTTCCGGCCTTGCTGCGCGATCGTTTCTTTTTTCAGGTGCAGGCAGTTTATTATCGAGCACTGTTGCCCCCACTAACGGCCAGCTATTAATCGGTAGCACAGGCGCAAATCCAGTCTCAGCCGCGCTCACAGGGACCGCTAATCAAGTCACAGTGACCAATGGGGCTGGATCAATTACCCTATCACTACCGCAAAATATAGCGGTTGGATCAAGCCCGACCTTTACTGCGTTAACTTTGAGTGGATTGACGGCTAATGCGTTTACTTACAGCGGAACTGCTGGCCTAATCACTAGCACGGCAGCCCCCACTAACGGCCAATTGCTGATTGGATCAACTGGGGTTGCTCCGGCGCGAGCAGCGCTAACCGGGACAGCTAATCAGGTCATTGTAACCAACGGCGCCGGCTCAATAACGCTGTCAACACCGCAGGATATCGGCACCGCCTCGAATGTTGCTTTTAATCAATTAACCCTGACCAATGGGTTTGGTTGTAACGGAGCATCGGCCCAGGTCGAGGCGGCGGTCAATGGCGCGATTACAGGCACAGCGGGCGGAGCGTATACCGGCACCGAGCAAACCCTAATTAACGACTTAAAAGCACTTGTAAACCAACTGAGAGCGGCCCTCGTGGCCAATGGGATCGTAGTATGAAGATTACAATCACGAACACGGATACCGAAAATCCAGTTATTACCCGGTTGATGCGAGTCAACGAGGAGCGCGAAGAGATCGATTGCGTCTCCGAGGCACAATTATTGCCAGAACAGACGGCGGAGTTTGATATCGGTGACGGTCAATCCTTGGTGATTTTCGAGCGATGAGTCTGCCCTCCAGCAGGGAGTCGCTGCCCGATATCATAGAAAGCCTTTTTGCGATGACTGAGGCAAGACCCAGGGAATATTGGCGCGAAAAGATCCTGGAATTGCAATGCTGTTTGATGCAGTTCGAGGATAGGCTTGAAGTTCCGCCGAGGCATATTTTTTCTAAAGGAGTTTATGCCCGCGAGCTTTTTCTGCCGAAATGGTCGCTAATTGTTGGGAAGATTCACCGCACGTCGCATATTAATATTATCTCTTGTGGTGACGTTACGGTAGTCACAGAGGATGGCGTAGAAAGATTTGCGGCACCCCATACCTTTGTGTCGAAAATTGGCACAAAAAGGGTGGTATTTGCCAATGAAGACTCGATTTGGACTACAATACATCCAACCCTAGAAACCGATTTACAGAAAATCGAGGAAGAAATCATTTGCAAGGACTACTCTGATTTAGAGCTATTGGCTCAGCAATAAGCACTGCCGTGAGGCAGCGCGGGAGGAATATTTTGACATGGGGAATGGTGGCGATAGGTGGCGGATTACTTGCGTCCGGTTATTTAGGGGCAGATGCCGCCGGTAAGGCTGCTAACGCCTCCGCCAAGGGCGCTGATGCAGCCTCGCAAGTCCAATGGGAC